CGCTCTACTAAAAACTAGTATATAAATTGTTTAAATAAATTGGTTATCGTAAAAAAATAACTGGCGTGTAGGAGGCGCTGATATTATGACAACACACTTTACTTCAGGAGTCACAAATGTGAAAGCAGAAGGAACTGGTGGAAGATTAAAAACACCTGATCCTATCAAGTATCACATGTACCACAACGACTTCGATAAATTTGTAGCAGCTGATTTTACAATCACTACTACAGAAGCTGGAACTGGTTCAGCTACAGAAACTATAGTTACTGGGGATGGCGGTTTGCTAGCTATAACTAATGCAGCAGGAGACAACGATTTAGATGCTTTACAATGGAAAGGACACGCGTCCGGAACTATTGAAAACTATAAATTTGAAGCGGGCAAAGATTTGTTTTTTTCTGCAAGATTTAAAGTTAGTGATGCAACTGAATCAGACATAGCTATTGGATTATATATCACAGACACAGAGCCATTTGGTGGTGTATCTGATGGTATGTTCTTTAGAAAAGCTGATGGTTCAACATCATTAGAGTTTGTAGTAGAAAAAGATTCAACTGAATCTACTTTAACTACAGCTACAATGGCTGATGACACTTTCATTACTATTGGTTTCTATTATGATACAAAAGATAGATTGTTTCACGTTTACAAAGACAATAGAGAAATCGGAACTGTTGTAAATACAAATGCACCAGATGACGAGGAAGTAGCTATTTCTTTTGGAATCAGAAACGGAGAAGCAGTAGCTAAAGTTTTAACTCTTGATTACATTAATGTAGCCAAAGAGAGAACAGCTAATACTGAACTGTAATAAGTAATAGTGTGGGCTTCGGCCCACACAAACTTTAGGAGAAAAAAATGTCAACAGACGTAAAGGCAAAACATTTTAAATTATTCGG